TTGGTTACAAAGGAGTTTGCCCAAATAGTGCAGGGATGATTCCTAAAGGCACCTGAGGTGGTCTTGTAGGGTTCTCCATCTGCCTTAGGGATGGTTCCAAACCCATGCCCCCACTTATCAGAACACACAATAGAAAGCATCTGACAGGTCTCTAGAGGCATCTTGACAATGTGCTTGTCTGGAAGCACTCTGGCAGATTGCCAGGGATTGGGGTCAGTCACAAAAATGTTCATAATAATTTAGAAACAGAAATTGTAAGGAGGAACATTAACATGATAACCACATCCCAAGACTTTGTGCGAATAAAGTAAGGAACTGAAATAAGATCTGCTACAAAATGAGTAATTACACCAACCACCACATTGACATGCAAGACAGTAAAGTAGGCAATGATGACTAGAGCACTTCCAGTGATCCTCATTAAAACATCAATATTTCTAGTCATTTATCCTCCAATTTATTACATCCTTTTGGTTTAGAACCAAACTCTGCAGAACCTTGTCCTGCATTATCAGTCCTAGGGGATCCCTCATTTGCCTTCATAGTATGCTGATAGTTTACTCTTTTGTATCTATTAATAAAGATATCAGGCATCCAGTATGTTATCTGCCAATCAATAGTAGGATTTAACTCAAGATGTTTTTCAACAGAGTGATTAAATATACCAATCTGTATATAACCATCATGAGTTAGACATTCACTATCACCAATTTGACATATGTAAAGAGTCTTCACCCATCTTATCCAAAAGTAGAATCAGGTTCTAAAGCAATGTAATAAGTTACATTGATGTTTTGGTTGGTAAACTTAGAAAGAAGTTTTTCAGAAACAATTACATCATAAGTTCCAGGGACAATCTTAAGGTTCTCTTCTTTGAAGTTGAAGACAAACTCTTTATCTGTTTCACCAACAATGATGGAGAAATCATTAGAGGTATCATTCTTCTTTTCACGTGCAACCAATTTGATTACTCCTGCTTCACCAACAGCAGAGATATCAGGTAGTTGGTAGATTGATGATGCTTTCTTGAGTTTCTCAAGTTGTTGACTTGTAAGAATAAAACATACATCCTCTGTTGGAAGAGTAATATCCTTATCTGGTGGTGCAACAATTACAGATGGGTCAGCAAAGAAATACTTGCTACGCATCTTGCCTTCTCTGATCATCACATAACCATCATTTTTAAAATCAAGTTCTGCATCAGAATGAAGTGATAGACCATTGAGGAATTGATTCAGGTCATAGATTGCAAAATCCTTTGAGAAGTCTTCTTCAATGCTAGCTTCAGCAAGGATATTCTTCATTACACTGATAGTGCGAAGTTTGCTACCCTCTTTAAAAAGAATTGACTGATTGATTGAAGAGAAGTTCTTCAGCAGATTGACAGTGGTTTCAGACAGTTTCATAGTTGTAGGTTTCAGTTTCATCTCACTGTGGGTAGGTTTCATTTTGAGCATTTTTGTCATTGAAATGCATCAGAAGTACAGCATAGTGCAAGATCTTCATAATGTCACGACGTGCAGTGCCTTTCTTATCATAGCGAGAGGCATACTTGAGGATGTTGGATCTGCAGAATGCTTCACCATCACCACAAGCTTCAATCAAATCAAGGGTTTGAATCTTATCAGAACCAGCAGAATAATGCTGATCATATGTTCTAGTGATGTAATCTTGCAACTCTTTAATGATTACATCTTCACTATACTTCCTCCTACCATTAGAAGTTGGAGGATTGGGTTTTGGCAGATCAAAAGAGATATGATCTTGACCCTCTGCACCAAAAATAATTGGAACTGGTGCTGCTGCAACAACATCACTACTAAAATTAATAGTGTCAGCAGATGGTTCTGCTCCCATAGGATTACCTACCATACTTTCTCCATCATAACTCCAAAAGTCTTGATAATCATTTTTTTGTTCCCAATCTTTATATTCTTTGTTCCTGTCTTTATCATAATAATATTTGGAATGAGTGACAGTATCTTTAGGAATACTATCCTCATAACGTGTTTCAAAGTTTTCACTCATTTTCAATTCCTCACAAAGTAGTGACCAAGCGTTTATCATTAATTATATCAAGCAGAGGGTTCAGTGTCAACCATTTGAAAATCAGCATCAACCTTATCATACAATTCCATAAATGCTTGTTTGGTTTCATCATCAAAACGATTAATACAAACTTTCATTGCTTTTTCTTTGTCACCAAAGATACTATAAGCACGAATGATATGCACTAAACGCCTTGTACTGATAACATCTTCAATACCTCCATCATAAAAAGTCTTACGAATGATGTCTGCCCAATCACACAGATACTTACAGAACTCATTATCAGAGACCCCCACAGAGTCAGATACACCCTCTAGGATCTTCTGCTCAATAGAAGGTGATGGATATGCCTGTTCAAAGGTTACTGGGAACCTTTCAAGGAAGGCTTCATTGAGCACGTTAGTTCCAATGAATCGTCCATCATCACTTCCCTTTCCTTTAGTATTTGCGGTTGCGAATATTTGGAAACCTTCTGTGGGCGCAATGAACTTGCCAATCTTCTTGAGGAAAATTCCTTTTCCTTCAAGAATAGATTGGAGGCAAAGGATTTTGTTTGAGGCAAGGTCAATCTCGTCAAGGAGCAGGATTGCTCCACGTTCAAGGGCTTCAATGACTGGGCCATTGTGCCAGATGGTTTCACCATTGACAAGACGGAAACCACCAATAAGGTCATCCTCATCAGTTTCAATTGTAATATTGACACGAATTAGTTCCCTTTTGAGTTGAGAGCAAGCTTGTTCAATGCAGAACGTTTTGCCATTACCAGAAAGACCTGTAATGAACGTAGGGTAGAACAAGTTGGACTTAATAATTTTTTTGATATCATGGAAATTACCAAAGTTGACGAAGGTATCATCTTTTTCAGGAATAAGGTTTTGTTCTACAGCAGGAAGAGCAGCAGGAGACACATATGATTGCTCCAGTTTTTCTTTGACAGTCAAATTCCACTTACCACGACCAACTTTATAATCATCAAGTTTCTTAGTTACAGTTTGATATGTGGTGTCATTCATAGTACACCAAGCACGAACATCAGCAGCTACAACTTCAGATCCATAAAGATTGTTTAGAGAAGACAGAATGTATTCTGTGGAGAGTGCCATGTCTTTTGTTTAACTGAAGTCATTATAGGGCAAAAAGAAAGGGTCTTAAGACCCTTAGTGTCACTTTGTTGACTGTCCATACTTGTATCTCATAGCTTGAAGTAGATATGCCTGACCAAGAGATTTAGGACCATCCTCAAGGATTTTAATCACCTTTGGATCTTTCTCTGCGCCCTTTGCAATTTCTCTCCAATTTTCTTTCATGCTACTAGAGAGATAAATTTACCAAGGACTTTTTTATTTAGTGCCTTAGTTTTCAAATTCTTAACAAAAGCAGATTTAATCTTTGCTTTGGAAGCACCCTCCTCAACATCAAAGTCAGCATCATTATTCAAAGCAGATGTTTGCATAGCAAAGTATGATGTATATCCAGTATTTTTAATATCATAGAATTTGTCTTTCTTCATTTTTTTAGCCATTACATCATCAATTATTTCATACCTTCTGACAAATTGATTCATCTCCCTTGGTGGGCATAGACGAATACCAATAAGGTTCACATCCTTATTTTCTTGTTTTAGATTCTCAAGAAGAACTTGAGTAAATTTATAATATTCATATTGGAACTGATAGGTGTATCCAGTCTTTCTATTTCTAAGATAAGAATTCATAGGAGTAATGTGCTTAGCTCCTGGACCACCATAAACACTCTCTCTAGCAATCATCAAACAATTAGCTTCACCATCAGTCAGGACAAAACAATGAGTTTTCTGTGCTCCATGCATTTTGTTGAAGGCAGGGATAATTTTATGAAGTGACAGAATTGCTTCATTAAGAGGAGTGCCAGAAAGACTAAACTCTGCTGGATAATTATATGGTACATAATTTCTAAAACCAAACACCATTCTGAATATAGATTGCATCTGCTTTTCCAAATCCTTCCTTTTCATATTACTAGAAAGAAGATTCATCATTTTGAATGATCCATCAATAATAAACTTACCCTCTTCCCAGATATGTTCAATCTCTTTCTCCTCTCCCCTCATATATGAATTTGTGAAGGCATAGACATCAAAGGGGATATTACATTTATTGCAGAACCAGATTAGATTGTAGAGTTGTTTAATTGTATCAATGATTGAATTTGCCATTGAACCTGACCAATCAAGAACAAAAATTAGTCCATGATTCTTACCATCAGCAAGAGTAGTTACTTTCTTAAATAAATCTTCATTGTATTTGTAAGTATGAAGTTTAGAGCAATCAAGAACACCAGTCCTTGAAGTAGCAGAACGTGCATAAGCATCAGCAGATTTCTTACATTCAAACTCTTTTACAAGATAATTGATTTCACGTGAAGTAGATTTTCTGAATTTATTATATTCACTATCAACATATTCAAAACTTCTTTCACCAGTACATCTCTCTACAGATGCATAAACATCTTCTGACCATTCAAACTTCTTTTGAATCTCATCAAAGGGAACAACAATTTTATTAATATCAATTTCAGGAATCTCATAATAT